GTAAATGGTTTAAGCTAACCATGGAGAATATCGATGTAGCAGCTAATAGCCAAGTCGCTGAATTATTGGATGAACGAGAGGAGATCTTGTATGCGGTTCTTGCTAAATCCAATTTCTACAGCATAGTTCACCAAGTTTACATGGAACTAACCATGGGGCAAGCTCCTATGGGAATATTTGCTGATAGTGAATCTGGTGTTCGTTTCACATCGTATCCGATAGGTACCTATGCTATTAGCACTAACAGCAAGGAAATCGTAAATATTTTTGGCCGTAAATACAAAATGACAGTTGATCAGATTGTCGAACAGTTCGGGTATGAAAATTGTCCGGATAACATAAAGAATATTTACGATAACGGAAATAGCTTGCAACAATCATTCACAGTCAATTGGTTGGTTGAGCCTAACAAAGACCGTAAGAATAAGTTAGGACGTCGCAATATGCCATACTCGTCCATTTATTGGGTTGAAGGCAGTAATAGCGATGAAGTGTTATATCATGGTGGCTTTGAAGAGTGGCCAATTCCAATCGCTCGGCATACGTCGATGGACTTGAATGGTTACGGTAAGGGTGCCGCATGGTTTGCTCAACCAGATTCACAAATGTTGCAGAAGTTAGAATTTGATTATCTAACAGCCGTTGAGTTAGGTGTTAAGCCTCCTATGCAAGCACCATCTGATGTTATCAGTACGGTTAACTTGTATCCGGGTGGCATTACAGAGATTGAGGGGCAACATAAAGTTGAACCGATGTTTGCTGTACAGTCTAATTTACAAGATATTCAAAATAAGATTGCAGTAACAGAGGATTCAATCAAGAGAGCCTATAGTGCGGATTTATTCTTGATGTTAGACCAAATCGATAAGGGCCAGATGACGGCTCGGGAGGTTATGGAGAGAACTCAAGAAAAATTACAACAATTAGGTCCTGTGGTTGAACGGTTACTCTCTGAATTCTTGAATCCAATCATTGAACGTGTGTATTCGGTGCTAGATCGTGCCGGTGTATTTCCACCTGTTGATGATGAGGAACTCTTAGACCAATTAAATGGTCAAGAAGTGAAGATTGAATATATCTCACCACTGGCCCAAGCGCAAAAGATGAGTTCATTGGTAAACATCGAACAGTATTTTGCGTTTATCATGAGTTTGGCACAGGCTAATCCTAACATCGTTAACAAGTTCAACTTTGAAGAAGCGGCCAATACATACGGTGTAAATCTCGGTGTTCCGGCTAAGATTATTCGTTCTGATGATGAATATCAAGAAATCCTAGCGCAACAAGCACAGGCACAAGCTGAACAGGAACAGCAAATGCAGTTAATGCAAGCGGCCCAACTGGCACCTCAAATGGCTAGTGCGGCCAAACAAGCAACAGACGCCGCCAATGATGGCAATCCTGCATTACAGCAGTGGCTAGGAATGGACGGTGTTTAGATGAAGAAAACAATTAAAGATTATATGCAAGAGCGAGATATGCAAGCTCTCAATCACGTACTTAGCACAGAGCTAGGTAGGTGGTTTTTTTGTCGCCTGATGGATCGCTCGGGCATATTAAAGCAATCGTTTACTGGCAACAGTGAAACATATTTCAACGAAGGAAAGCGCAAGGTAGGGCTGTTATTCCATGGGGACCTAAACAAATTAGGCATTGATGGAGTTAAACAATACCACCAAGCGCAGCTCGAATATATCGGGCAACAAGAATATTTTAATAATTTAGTCGAAAAGGAGAAACAAAATAATGGCTGAAGAAAATATGGGTGCTAACAATAACATGGCTGGCAATGAACCGGGCGCGAATCCGGACCAAAATAATCCTACGCCACCTACTGAACCACCTGCTAAACCAGATGGTGAGGGTAGTAATCCATCTGTACTAGGCGGTGATAATACGCCACCTGCTGAACCAACAGTTTATGATTTCAAATCCGTGTTCCCTGAAGGTACTGAACTTGATGAAACTGTATCTGCAGACTTTAGTAAGTTACTTAACCAAGTTGGTGCAACACAGGAACAGGCTGTTGAATTAGCTAAATTTGGCAGTCAGTATGCACAAAATATCTTGACTGCTTATCAAGAGCAGCAAAAGCAAGCAGTTGTTGAAAAGAAACAAGCGGATTATGAACACGCCAAAAAGGAATTAGGCGGTAAATTCGATGAAACTGTAGCCCTTGCAGGCAAAGGCATTGAAGCACTAACTAAAGCGGTACCGGAATTACGTCAATTACTTGTTGATAGTCATATTGACAACAATATCAACATGATTAAGGTATTTGCGGCCGTCGGTGAAATGGTTCAGGAAGACCCGGGCGTGGGTAATTCTAAAGGCAGCCATGAAATTACAACTGAACAACAATTGGCTGAATCTATTTATAGTGACATGAAAAAATAAGGAGAAATTAAATGGCAATTGGAACATTAAATCCTACTCTACTTGATGTAGCGCAACGTGTAAAAGGTGATGGTCATCTCGACAAAATTGTTGAAATGATGAACCAAACCAATGAGATTCTAACGGATATGACAATGCTTGAAGGGAATCTTCAAACTGGTAATATGACTACCATTCGTACTGGTTTACCAAAAGCAACTTGGCGTTTATTTAACAGTGGTGTTAACCAAGATAAATCCAAAACAGCTCAAATTACGGATGCCTGCGGTATGCTTGAAGCATATGCAGTTGTTGACCGTAAATTGGTAGATATTTCTAACAATGCTGCTGAATTTCGTTTACAAGAAGATCGTGCATTCTTGGAATCTATGAACCAAGAAATGGCATCTACTTTATTTTATGGTTCTAAAGCTGAGCCTGAAAAGTTTATTGGTTTATCTCCAAGATACAATGATAAAACTGCTCGTTCTGCAGAAAACCTTATTGATGCAGGTGGTACCGGAAATCAATTAACATCCATTTGGCTTTGTGTATGGGGTCCTAACACTATGTATGGTTTCTTCCCTAAAGGTGGCAAGGCTGGCTTTAATATTGACCCAGATGGTGTAGTTGATGCACTTGATAGCGATGGTAGAAAGTACAAAGCATACCAAACTCATTATTCTTGGGACTTGGGCTTAACAGTACGTGATTGGCGCTATGCAGTTCGTATTGCGAACATTGATGTATCTAAACTTACAAAAGATGCATCTGCAGGCGCTGACCTTATCAACTTGATGATTGATGCGGAAGAAAAAATTCCTAACCTTGGCATGGGCCGTCCGGTATGGTATATGAACAAAACTGTTCGTGGTTTCTTACGTAAACAACTTAATAAAGGTCATCAATATCAAACTGCAGCAGGTCAAGAACCGGGTAAAATCGTCGTTGATTTTAACGGTATTCCAGTACGTCGTACTGATGCATTAATTATTGGTGAGCAACAAGTTAGATAATAGGGGGTAACCAAACTATGATGATTGATAAAGAAAATGTATTCTTTTGGAAGAAAGCTATCACAACTAATACAAACTCTGATGTTGTAATGAATGGTGAAGGTGGCGACGCAGTTGTCGCTCCTTGGTTAGTCATTCGTATTGATGCAGACGTAACCGGTACAGGTTTATTCAATGTCTATACTTCCGATAAGGAAAATATGGCTGATGCTAAATTATTGACTGGTGTTACATTACCTGTTAATGCAAAAGCTGGCGAAGAACGTGTAATGCGTATTCCAGCTGGTGCGAAGAAGTTTATCCGCATAAATGCGAACAATATGACTGCGGGTACTATTACCGCATTCCTTACATTTGATACGAATATTGCTCGATAAGGTGGTGTAATTATGTTAGTAACAACTAAACAAAAAATGTATCTAACTATGCACGGCCTTATTGATAAAGGCGAAACAATTGATATTCCAGAAGATGTGATCAATGATTTTGGAAAAGATTGTTTTGAATTTGTAGGAAACGAAAAGCCTACTGAAACCGAACCGGGTAATGAAACAGAACCGGGTGACAAAAATTCACCAGATGAAAATACTGAAGGTGACAATACCGGCAATGAAAATCCACCAGATGAAAATACTGGCAACGAAAAGCCTAAGAAAACAAACAAAAAGAAAACCGATACTACGGAAGAATAAGTGACAATATGAGGGGTGCTTATGCATCCCTCTATTACCATATAGGGGGAAATATGACACCTACTGATATCTGCAATCAAGCACTTGCATTAATTAACGCAGGACTGCTTTATTCATTTGAAGAAGAAACCGAGCAAGGCCGCCAATGTCGTATGCAATATGACCCAACTAGACAGTTGGTATTGCGACAATTTGAATGGAATTTTGCTCGAAAAAATGAAAAATTGGTATTGTCCGCCCATAAAATTAATGGGTGGAATTATGTATATGCATATCCTGAAAAGTGTATCCGCATTTTAGGTGTTATTCCACAAGGCGATCGCTTCCATGCTGAATCGCAACCGGAATACAACATATTTAATATTGGAAATAACAAAAAATGCATAGTGAGCGATATGCCACTAGCATTCATTGATTATATATATGACGTGACAGATTTAGACGTTTGGGATTCGATATCCTTGTATATGTTGCAATGCAAATTGGCTAGTGCATTAGCTATGCCGCTTACTGGGGATAGAGGATTGTTTGACCAAGCTTACAAATTGTATCAAGCGGCAGTTCAAGAGGCTAAAGGGATGAACGCAAAAGAGCGTAAACAAGATACAGTATATATATCTAGCTATGTGAAAGCGAGGGATTGGTAATGAGTAATCCTCTTTATATATCGCAATTAGCATTTACAACTGGCGAGGTGTCGCCGGATGTATCGAGTCGATTTGATTTGGAGCAATACAAAAGTGCTTTATTGGAAGCAGAAAATGTGGTTATTCGACCGTATGGGGCTGTTGCTAAGCGTCAAGGTAGCCAATATGTGGGGCAAGTTAAATATAGCGATAAGCCAACACGATTATTTGAATTTACGACAAATACCAATAATTCTTTTATGCTAGAATTTGGTGATAAATATATACGTGTATGGAATTACGGTGTATATACCGGGGTTGAATTTGCAACTCCTTTTGATAGCGATATATTGTTTGATTTGAATTGTATTCAATCAGGTGATGTAATGTTCATCTGTAGTGGCAAGTACCCTATTCAAACGCTATCACGATATAGTGATACTGACTGGAGAATGAGTGCATATAAGCTAACTGAACAACCTTATGATGAAATTAACACGGACAATGGGCATACATTGACTGTTAATGGCGATACGATCACATCCACAAAAGACCTATTTACACAAGATATGGTTGGTAGTGTAGTACAAATTGCGTACTATATTGAGGCGGTGCATACATCAAAATCTGGTGAAGCGGTAGAAAAGAAATACGGTGTTGGACGGTTTAGTAAACATGAAAATACTGTTTACAATAATATAGATTACAATGTTGAAAGGTTTAGTACCGATGTAGAACTATCATGGAAATTCACAACTCATGGTACATGGGAGGGTACAGTAAAAATACAGATTTCCAACAACGATGGTCAGACTTGGAAAGATTACAGAACGTACACCTCTAAATCTGACTACAATGTTACGGATAGCGGTAAGATAGAGGCTGGAGCAAGGCTTAAATATATCTCTGATATTCAAAAAGGTTCTGTGAATTGCGACTTATCAATAATGCCATTCACTCAATATGGTATCGTTGAAATTAAAAGCGTAACTGATGCTAAGAATGCGACAGTTAATATTCTAAACGGCATTAAAGATGGAGAATCTAGCCACAAATGGAAGTTAGGCAGTTGGAATAGAGGTAATGGTTATCCTAAACTTTGTACATTCTATCAAGACCGATTTGTAGTAGCAGCTACAAATAAAAAACCTAACTATATTTGGATGAGCCGGACTGGTGATTATCCAAATTTCGGTGTCGAAAAGGTGGAAGGCACTATCACAGATGATAGTGCAATCACCTTGCCGGTTATTAATCGCAAGATGTGTGAGATTCGTCATCTCGTACCAGCTAATGATCTAATCATTCTTACAAGCGGTAATGAATGGATTGTAAGTGGTGATAAGACTATTACTCCTACTAACTGTAACCTAAAAACACAAACCCAACGAGGGGCCTTATCGTGTGAGCCACAGTTCATAGGTAATCGCTGTGTATTCGTTCAAGAACGTGGCGGCACTGTTCGTGATATGGGCTACTCTTATGAGTCCGATAACTATACAGGGCAAGATTTAACGCTATTTGTTAAGACTCGTGTTAGAGGGTATTTAACTATAACCAGTGCATACGCTCAGGACCCGGACAGCATTATTTATTACATCAGAAATGATGGGGAGATTAATTGCTTAACCTATATTCCAGAGCAAAAAGTGTACGGCTGGTCGCATTTCGTGACCAATGGTAAATACCTATACTGTGAATCCGTGTCTGAGGGAGAACAGGATAGTTTATATATACTTGTCGAGCGCACATTACAAGGCAAAAAGGTGAAATGCATTGAGCGTATGGTGCCACTGTATTCTGATGATGTAAATGTATTTCTTGATTGCTATGTCGAATTTAAGTCAAGTAATGCAATTGATAGTATTAACATTCCTCATTTGAGTGGGCAAACTGTGCAAGTGGTAATCGATGATAACCAACAACCAGATGTGGTTATACCAGATGATGGCTTATTACAATTAAATGTCAGTGGTAGCAATATCAAAATCGGATTACCATTTACCTCTAAAATTCGTGTTCCATCAGTGGAAATGCAAATGCAAGACGGCACTTTACAAGGTCGTGTTGCTACAGTATCAAGAGTAGTATTGAGGGTGCACAAATCATTTGGCGGTAAAATTGGCCGTACATTTGACAGAATGGATGATATTACATTACCACCAGATAAGTTATTCACAGGAGATAAACCTGTAATTCTACCTAAAATGGGGGTAAATTATTCAACCGATACATCGATATGTATTAAGCATAATGATCCATTTCCATTTAATTTATTATCGATAACTCGTATTGTTGAAATTGGCGGAGGACTAAGAGATGTTCCGGGACTATAAAATTGACGAAATTGAGCCTACACGGCGAGATAAATTAATTCAGGACCTAGAAGTTAACCTAAGGGCAATAGACGCCATAGAAGTCCAAGAGGTGAATAGTTTATACCCTTTCAAAGATTTCTGTTCTGAGATTTGCAAATCTGATTATGATAGCCATGTCGTTGTAGAAGACGATGTGGCTATTTGCGTATATGGGATTGCAAAAGAACCAGTTAACGGAATGTATGGGATTTACTTCCTTGGAAATAAAGTATTAGAAAACGATATGCGATGGCAGATGCGTTTTATCAAGTTAAGTAATCAAGTTATTGCTGAATGGTTAGAAACTCGTGAATGGCTATTCAATTATGTTCACACAACTAACATAAAAACGAAACGATGGCTCGAATCGATTGGAGCCGTTATTCATCCAACTGTGAAAGTTGGTGATTTAGAATTATTTACTCTTAAGAAGGAGGACTTCATATGTGCTTACCCGCAGCGGCAATCTTAACCGCAGTCAGCACCGGCATAGGGATGATTGCGCAAAATCAACAAACAAAAGCGCAAGTTTCGATGTACAACGCCCAAGCACAAGCGGCTGAGGCTAATAAGCGAATATCTGACCGCAAACAAGAACAAATTGCTATGCAACAATTACAAGAGCGGGACAAGATGGATAACCGCATGAAGCTTGTAGCTGGCACAAATGCAGCCGAGGCAGGGGCAGGAGGATTGCAAATGGCAGGGTCCCCATTACAATTGATGGCATCTAGTTATGATGAATACAACAAAGACATCTACAATTGGGAACAAAATAAGAATAATGCTATTTACAATGAATATTTGAACGGTATGAACTATCAGAATGAGGCTAATGCCGCACGTGCTTCTGCTAAAAATGCACGACGTCAAGGCAATTTGGCAATGGTAGGTAGCATTCTTGGTGCCGCATCATCTATGTATGGTATTAAACAACAATACGCAGGTGGCAAGATGACGACTACATATGGTGGTGACCCTGTAGGGTATACAGATAGGGGTCCGGTAGTGACTGTTAAGCGTGATTATAAAATGAGGTAGGATATGAAATTTGTTAATTATGATCCAACCCAAAAATTAAATACAATTCAAGGTAGCACACAGGCTTCTAGTAATGAAACGGCATATGGTGGTAATGTAAGTGGCTTAAATGCTATGAGTAAAGCCTTACAAGATGCAACAAATACATGGATGGAAATTGACAAACGAAAAGATTACATCGATGTAACCAATGCTATTAATGAGTTCAATAATAGTACTAACCAACTGTTGAATGATGATAAAGACGGGCTGATGAATCGTAAAGGAATGAATGCTCAATCTATATTGCCTGACTATAATGCTGGTGTTGATAAAATACAACGTAAAATCTTGGATAAATATAAATTTAGAACCAATGATGCTGTTAATGCATTTATAAAAGCCGTTGAAACATCTAAGACAACTGATTACAATAACATATCCAAATATTCAAGAGGTCAATATGAAACGGCGTTAAGTACAGCTACGCAAAATCAAATTACAAATCTTCGTGATTCTGCTATTCGTTCTGACAACATGGCTGACCAAATGAAAACAATTACATTAATGGGTGATTTGTATCGGTCTACTGGTAAAGAATTGGGACTAGATGATGAGCAGATTAATGAAAAAATCCGTGCTAATACAGACCAAACAGGAAAGTATTTACTTGATAGATCCGTGGCAGAAAATGATTCAACGAAAGTTGAAAATTTATTAACTTCATTAAGTGGTGTTGTTAGTGAAGATGTGCTGACGCCATATAAAAAAATGTCCAGTCAAATGAACATTAATAAATTAGTTAATGATGATAATACACATGCTAAGTTGTATCAGATGTATGGGCATGATTTAAACTCAGGAATGAGCAGTGCTGCCATGTATGTTAGAGCCAAGATGGAAACTGAAAACGAAGAAGCCATTAAAGGTGGAGTTGGTCAAAACAAACAGTTATGGGATATGGCTGTTTATGCTAATAAAAAATATGGCATTAATACTGAAATCGCATATCGACAATTATATGCAGAAGGTACAGTTGGCGGTGAATTAAGCAGGCTTGCTAGAGAAAATCACAATTACGCAGGTTTAACACAGGTTGAACCAAATGGTGAAGAAAACAAACAGACTGATGGTGGTACAAATTATTATAAAATGTACAATTCTGATGAAGAGTTTGTTGATGATTGGATGAAAGGATATATCATTCCAAACAATGCTATCAATGCACAAACTATAGATGAATATGCTGATAAATTAAAAGCTGGTGGATATTATACGGCAAGCGCAGAACATTATAAGGGCTTAATGAGAAATGCCCCAATGTCTAGCGGCGGCAGCCCTAAGTATTCCGAAGACCAAAT